GTACCGCCAGTAGCGGGGCCGACAAGATTGCCAGCCGTTGCTTCAAAAATGGATGCCATGGTTAGTTACCTCGATCAATCAAGAGCAGAAGTCGAAGTAATCCGAACAATCCCGATGTTGTTCGTCTCGTAAACCTTGGTCCAGTTGCCCACGGTTTCGAGCTGTGCCCGAGTGGGGTTAGAGACGGAGGTGGAGAACTTACTTCCGATGGGGTGATAGACGTAATGGAGGTCGATGGCCATTGCGTCAGACTTCGCGAGCACATCGCGGTCCACCTCAGTGCGGAGTGCCATTTGCTCGCCAGAGCCAACAGCGCCTTGGGTGAACATGTAGCTGGCGTATTCGGTAGAAGCACCAGAGCCAGCAGTCTGCACATCAGCAGACACGATCACGCGCATCCCCATGAAGGTGGGGACAGCAACGTTGCCAAAGGCGTTAGCCAGTGAACCCTGGGTTGCGCCAGAGTCAGGCTGACCGTTGTTGTCGTAGATCATGTCGAGCGCGCGGCGCTCTTTCAGGTCGTAATAGACCTTGGGGTGAACCACGATGGCAGCCAGCTTGTCACCTTGGTCGCCCAGCAGGGACTGACCTTCAACCACCTGACGTGCAGTCAGCTGAGTGGGGGTGTCGCCGGTTTCGCCGTCAACAGCCAGACCTGCAAAAGAAGCAGAGCTGGTGTCACCAACAGCACCGAACACACCAGCCAGGCAGGACAGAAGATCCTTCTGACGCTGGTTGGCAATGTAGTCAGCAATCTTGTTGCCGATAGCAGCCATCGGGTCAGAACCGGCAGCCATAGCGGCCAGGTCGCGAGACTCGAAAGCACGACCACGGTGCAGAACGACGCCGACTTGCTTGTCAGCTTCGATCTTGCCGGGGGTCAGGGAAGAGCTATCCGTCAGACGCTCAAAATCGCCTGACAGGTTTGCTTTGTAAAAAGGGATTTGAACGTGGTCACCACCATCTTCGGAGGCGTTCAGTTCAGCCATAGGTTGCACCACACCGCTAGCCAAAAAGGCATCACGCTGAGTAGTAGCTTCCAAAACGTATGGCGTGAACACCTCCGGGATGATGATGTCAGAGCGAAGAGTCGCCATGACAGATCCTCAGAAAAAGATGTTTACGGTGTGGGCGTAACCCGATCGGCTCTGCGTAGCTTTGCCTTATTCCGCATATTAACGGTTGGCCGCAGCTTTCAACCTCTGATAAAGGTCGGGATCTTGTCTAAACAAACGTCCCTGCTCCGTCAGGCTGAACGTTTCAGGAGAAAACGGGTTCTTGCCTGCATAAGTGTTGTCCCCAGACATGCGTCCTGAAGGCGCACCACTACCCACAGGCTTGGGTGCTTTCTGCATGTAGCTGGGCAGAGACTTGGCCCACTCGCCGATAGGCTTGCGCTCGTAGCCATTGACGACAACGACAGTGCCATCAGCCTCACGCTCGATCTGATCCGGCTTCAGCAGATCCGCCTTAAATACAATGCTCGGATCATGCACAACATCAGCCAATGCTGTGTTCGCAGGTGCAATCAGCTCAAGCTCGCGGACTCGTGCTTCAAGCTCAGCAATCCGCTTGTCCTTGGCTTCAGCGGCCTCGCGGAACTGCTGCTCAAGAGCCTGACGCGCCTCGGTGTACTTGCCTTCTGATTCGAGTTTGTTCTGCTCAACGTTGCGTTTGAAGTCAAGCAGCTCCTGAACATCAACGCCGTCAGGGATTGTTTTTGCTTCCTTGAGCTTGCCAATCAGCTCGTAATTCTTTTTCTCCAACGCTTGGATGCTGTTCTTGAGTGCATCCAGCTCGGCATTGTTTGGAGCTGCGGGAGACGTAATCTCCTGATTCTGCTCTTCAGACATGAATAACCCGTAAGGTTGATTTCACGACCACTTTACTTTGTCCGCCCAATATGCGGCAGATGTCTTCCCCTTCGCGATATTTTTCGCGTGGCGTTTCTTGAATGACGCCCGCTTAGCTTTGTCCGCAGCACTCTCACCTTTGCGCGGACGTTTCGTGTCAGCACCCTGCGCACCGAACCGAATGAGCCTCGGTTTGCCGTCTTCCTTAATGACGACAGCGTGAGACTTGCCGCTCGGATGGTTCGGCGTGCGAATGGGCTTGTCAAAGTCCGCAAACGTATGGCCACCGCGTTTGATACTCATTTGCCTTTCCTGCTCATAGCCAAACGATGCGCCCTTGTGAAGCTCATGCCCTCACGCATCTTGCGCTTCATAAAATCCATGTGCGCCTTGGTGTGCCCATGCGCCTCTTGGTGCCGCTTCAAGGCATTTTTTTGGCGAGTCGTCAGCTTCATCGCTTTTTGTTGTAGCGGGCGTAGATCGCAGCATCGGCTGTCCGCGCCTTGCCGCCTCTCATATAGGCGTTGACTCGACCCATGGCCCAAGCCGCCATCGGCACATTCCGGGAACCACTCGACAAGTAAGCACCCTGGCCTTTGCGATAAACCGCAGCCAGCTCGCCATAAAAGAAACGTGACTTTTCAGCCTTTTCTTTTAGAGACTTTTTTGTTGCCTCGCTTAGAGGTTTTCTTTTTGGTGCCACCTTGCTTGGTCCTCGAAGCGGAAACAGCTTTGATGTCGATGAACTCCCCAGCCTTATAAGCCTCGGCAGTTCGCTTGATCTCACGGGCCTTGGCAGAGCGGTTCTTCGCACCTGAGAGGTACTTCTTAGGCAGGCCGGTGGCCTTGTCCTTTGGAACTCGCCGCTGCTTCCGTGCCATTACTTCTTCTTGCCGCCCTTCTTCTTTTTCTTGGGCTTGCCCATACCGTAATGTCCAGGCATCAGTTGGCCTCCGAAGGTGCTTCCTTTTTAGCGGACTTTTTCTTGGCCGTCGCTTTGGGCTTGGCCTCAGGCTCAGAGCCTTGCACTGTGAACTTGTACTTACTTGCCAATTCGGACATCGCCATACTCTTTGCGGAGATATTCCAAAGTTACCTCTGACCCGTCATCTTTGACAAAACGGCGGATTGCTTCGGTCGGCCCCATCTTGTTTGACAGCTTGCGAAAGTAAGCCGCACGACGTTCGCTGTTTCCGAGAATCTGTTTTTGATCGGCCTTTGATTGGCGCGCTAGCCACTGGCCATAAGTGAGGTTGCCGGGCACTGTGCCTTCCTTGGCTTTGCGCCTGCCTTCTTTCGGCGGCTCAATCCCCAAGCCCTCGTAATTAACAATCGGCACAGTCGTGGACCTGCAGTTGAAATGCTGCGGCGGTGTTGGTCCCTTGCCGTACTCAAACACCCGACCATCAAGTGAACGGCAGATTGCTGATGTCTTGCCGTCCAGCGTCGCGATGTAGCGATATTTTTGCGTGACATCCTGATTTGCCTGATAGGTCTGCTGGCTTGCAGCGTTAGCAACCTGATTGACGCTGGTTCTGACAAGTGCCATCACCTGATTGTTGGCAACAGCAGTGGCCTCACCACCCGCCTGGGCCATTTGCCGGACACTGCCACGCTGGCCAAAACGCAAACGGCCTTTCAAGCGCCGGGCGATCTTGTCCGGTGATTCACCAGTTAGCAAGCCGTTCCGAACCGTCTTGGCAAACAACTCGGCCTGCGATTCGGCAAGACCACGGAATGACTTTTCCAGCACCTTGCCGTTTGGCAGTGTGATTGCAGTGCCCTGCGCCGCTGTTAACTGAAATGTCGCGCGAGGCGCGCCAGTTACAGCAGCCTGCAGATCATCGCTCAGGCTGACGACGTTGATTGCAGTCGGGTCAACCGTGGCAACAGAACGAGCAAAGTCTGGGCTGATTTGCACATCACGAATCTGCCGTTGCAGGTTTTCAGGCAAAGCACGGCGCAGCTCACGCGCGACGAACTCAGATTGCAGAACTGCCAAACCCTGCAGCTCCTCCGTCATCATGAGCGTGCTGGTGCCTGCCCAGTTGTCGAGCGATTCTTTGAGCTGAGCCAGGATTGCAGACAAGCGTGCTGATCGTGCAGACGCGGCACTGCTGCCAGCTCGAAGCCTGGGTGACAGGTCGGTGACAGGTGCCAACTCATCAAGCCGCTTCAGTTGGCTGACGGCCTCAAGAATCAGATCGTTGTAGGTCAGCGCAATGCGCCGAGCCACGCCGTTGCTGAACCTGTTCAGATCGACAGCGTTACGGTAAAGCTCGGCAGGCGTCGTCATGTCGGCTCAATCCCAAGTTCCTCAGCTGTGGCGATCGATAAGGCCGACACATCTGCGCCCATCCGCAACGCTTCGCCCACGATGCCCGTGAACTCAGCGATCACTTCGTCATCGTAAGTATGAATGTGCGACTCAGTAATGCCGCAGATCTTGCCGTGCTCAAACCACGTCGTTCTGATCACCGCAAAGTATTCATTGCTTAGCTCTTCCTGAGCGAAGAACAGCAGCTGTTTTCTAGGCGGGTTCGGCTTGTGCAGTCTGTCCAGCCAACCCATCATTCAGCACCTTCTGATTCCTCCTCAGTTTCCTCTGGTTCTGGCATTTCTGCCTCCTCAGGTTCAGGGGTTGGCTCTGGCTCTGGCTCTGGAGTCTCCATCAGGCCGCCAGATTGCGTGGCCTCCAGCTCCTCCTCCACGTCCAGGTCGTCGAGCACCTCACCCTTGCTCAACTCTTCCAGCAGCGTGCGCTGAGTGATCGTGCCTGCGGTGTAAAGCTGCAGCAGCGATTGAATCTCCTGCGGCTCCAGACGCGCACCAACAAAGTCGCGGTTGATAAACGCGCTGCCAGCCTGCGGCTCTTGCATGTAGGCCGCATGGAAGCGCAGGCAGTTATCTACCAAGTCCTGCACCTGCTGGGCCACCACCTGCATAGTGCTGTCACCCTGGCTGCGGTCGATCCGCTTGGCCTCGGCTGTCTCGGCTGAAAGCTTCTGGCCCAGGATGGCGGCCATGCCCAGGGTATTGATTTGGTTCTCCAGCTGTTCGAGGCGCTTGAACTGCGCGTCGTAGCTGTTGCCCTGGGGTTCAATAAATTCTGCCCGCGCCGTCTCGGGTAGGGCCATCGCTTCGCCTGGGCCTGCGCTGATCTCCTCTGCCGCCTGGGGGAACCCAAACAACGCCAGCATTGGTACTGCTGAGATGTGCAGCATGTTGTCTAGATCGCTCTGCGTCTGATACGCCTTCAGGTTCAGCTCAGCGATGTCAGCCA